TGCTGAGATTGTAAAAGATGACTACATTATCTTAGGCATACAGATAAAGCCTATATCATACAAGATGATGAGTACAACCTATCAAAACAAAGCAAAAGAAAATCACAAAGAGAAAAACGAAAACTATGCTCGTATGTACGCACCCTACATTTATGTTTACTACGATGACAATGGAATTGTAGATAAGCAGGAAACGATAAACAAGATAAATACAATAATGCACTTAAATATATGAATGTATTAGAGTTGTTTGCAGGTAGTAGATCGGTAGGCAAAGCAGCAGAATCTTTGGGCTACAATGTCTTTAGTAGTGATATAAACAAATTTGAGGGTATAGATTATGCAGTAGATATATTAGAGTTTGATATAAACAAAGTACCATTCAAACCTGATATTATATGGGCTTCGCCCCCCTGTACTTATTTTAGTGTTGCAAGTATTGGAAAACATTGGAATAAAGACCACACACCCAAAAGTAACAACGCTGTGTTTGGTGTTAAAATTGTGCAAAAAACAATTGATATTATTAAAGAATTATCCCCAAAAAAGTGGTACATAGAAAACCCAAGAGGCAAGTTAAGAAAACTACAAGTAGTCAAGGGTTTACCACGCACGACAGTATGGTATTGTAAGTATGGGGACACACGAGCAAAGCCGACTGATATATGGACTAACAATCTATATTGTTTACACAACCCTGATGGATGGATTCCAAGACCTGAATGTTTTAATGGCAACAAAGACTGCCATCACGAATCTGCACCAAGAGGTAGCAGGACAGGAACTCAGGGATTAAAAGGTAATTACAACAGAAGTAAGATGCCTCACGAATTATGTATAGAAATTTTAAATAGTTAATTATGCCATTACCAACACCAAAACCACGAGAAGATAGAAAGGACTTTATGACACGTTGTATGGGGAATCCTACAATGATGAAAGAGTATCCTAATTCAGACCAAAGACTTGCTGTTTGCGCTGTTCAGTACAGAAAAAAATGAAAAAACTTTATTAAAATTTGTTAATAATAAAAAAAGCTGTATATTTGTACAAACAAAATGAAACAACAGATGAAAACTCAAAAAAATATCAAACATACGCTAACTGAAATCGAAGATCTAAAAGAGCTTACAGACTTTATCAAAGTAAATAATTTAAAAGTATCTGCAGAAGCAGATTATGATTTCGATGAGTCAGGCGAGGTGCTTTTAGTAGGTACTTTCGAGGATGTAAAAAGAATAGCAAATTGGACGATAGGCGAGTTTTAGACACATGTCAAAATATATAGGGGCGAAAGCCCCTTTTTTACATTAAAACGATTATATGAGAAAATTATTCAACTACTTTAATGACATAGAGAGTACAATGTACATCGCATTGATTACTCTATGCTTTTGGATTGCTATTTTAGACATCATATTATTAACTTATATACTTAAAGCATGGTTTTTAAAATAACACCCACAGGATTATACATCGTCAATAAAGGCGATAGGATAGAAGTAATGACACAAACAGAGTTTAATTTATATTATTCTCAGAATGTGTGGTGGTCAAAAGCCAAAAAGTTTTTAAAACTTTGAAGATGGATTTTGGTCAGTTACAATATATGATTGACTCTGCTGAAATTATAGAAACAATCAGCAAGTGGCAAAAGAAGTCAGATAATAAGGAACTACAAAAGATATCAGAAGCAACCTTACGACTTGTGTTCTACATTAATCAATTAGAATTAGAGAGGTACAGCTTCAAGCGTATCTTACGAGATGAACGCAAATCTGTTCAAAGACTTGTAGAACGAGCAAGGCGAGCAGAAAAAGAATTAGAGAACTTAAAAGATAACAAATATGGAATATAGCGATTATTTAAGATGTATAGAAGAGCCTGAGTACTCATGCCCTATGTGTGGTACAGAGGTTGGTAGGTTAGCAGAGTATTGCAGTGGAACTTGTTTTGAAGCAGACCAAAGATGAGCGAGTTAATACTGCTCAATGGGGAACGATTTAAAAAAAAGACCCTCATAGACTTACTAAAACAAGATGAGTTTTACTATGGGTATATGGCTAAGGCAGCATTAAGCTCATCATCAATAAAGATGCTATACCAAAGCCCAAAGAAGTATAAATACATTTTAGACTATGGCTCGACTGATAGTCAAGCTCTTAGAGATGGGTGGTTGTTTCATACAGCAATCTTAGAGCCTGATGTGTTCAATGATCAAATCTTTGTAGATGTACAAAGCAAAAACACAAAGAAGTACAAAGAAGCACTATCAGAGCATGGCAAAGTATTTACCAAAAAGGAAAAGCGAGATGCTGAAAGGTTAGCTGATGCGTTCCTAAGAAACGAACAGGCATTAAGACTTTTAGACAATAGCGAGTTTGAAGTGCCTGCCTGTGGTATGATAGGTGGTTATCCCTTTAGAGCAAAAGCAGACGTATTAGGTAAAAACAAAATCGTTGACCTAAAGACCACAACTGACATAAAGGGCTTTCCATATTCAGCTCGTAAGTATGGATATGATATACAAGTGTATATTTATTGTGAATTATTTGACGTACCTTACACAGAGTTTAAGTTTGGTGTAATGGACAAGGGAACTCTTGACATAGCAATATACGATGTATCAGAAGAGTTCTACAATGAGGGGAAAAGAAAAACACACGAAGCCATAGAAGTTTTTGAAACATTTTTTGTACATGGCGCAGATTTAGATAATTATTGTTTAACAGGTACATTATGATATTAAATACAAGAGCAGTAGATTTAGCAATAAAAATACAAAAGCT